AGACCCTTGAAGTACCGGCACATAGCCACACAAACACGTGCAAGTTGATCAGGACGGAGGTTTGCCGAGCAAAACTCTGCGACTTTCCGACCCTCAGCAGTAGCGACAGAGATAACAGAGTTGCTAGACCCTGTTCCGGTAGCCACATCAACCCCGGCAACGTAGTAAGTTTTCTCCGATAGATGGTCTTCACCCCATATCCTCAGATCGCCAGCCGTTCCAAGTTCGGTAAATCCAAGTGGATTGCAGAATTCATCAAAGTCCAGCGTGCCACGCTTGGATGAGGGCATGCACCCTTGCTCTAAGCGGTCAATTAAATCCGGCGGGAAGTAGAGATAGTCTGATCCGCCGAAGTCGAGGTCTAGTTCCTGCGCAATCTCAACTGGGTGAGTACGTCGGCGCTTCTCTTTCTCATACCACGGGCTAGTCAGTTCGCCGTCTTCGTCTTTGGTCAGGCCAATATTTTTGCGTGGGTCTTGCGACCAGTGAAAACTCAGCACCTGCGTGCGACCTGAGTGCACGATATCGTAGAAACTGTTGCCACTACCCTTGGGTGTGCTGACAAACCACCGACTGTTCGAGGCATCAGCGGTTGCAGCCAACACTGCCTCTGAGTTATCGACAGATGCAAACTCGTCAAGCGCAATGCAAGTCTTACGGTCGCCCCGAGCAACGTCGCCGGTCGTAGATTCGCCAGTAATCGCGCTGCCATTGTCCTCGTTGGTCAATCGCAACTTGGTTCTTGTAAAGTTTGGCATCATCCAGCCCGGCAAATACTTCAAGAAAAAGTCAATCTTGCTGAACAAAGAGGCAGAGTTGCCCGGCGAATCCACCAGCCCTTCCTTACGACTGACCAGCAACAGTGATTTCATTGGCTTAAAGTGCCAGTACCACGCAAAAACTGTAGTGGTTAGCCACGATGCACCCATGTCACGGGACTTGACCATAGCCATGTCGTACCCGTTGTCGATGCTGGCGCACATTTCAAGGATTGCTTGCTCTTGAAACGGGTACAAAATAAACGGCCTGATAGACGGCTCAAGCCGTGGGTCAAGCGTGTAGCCAAAAACATTGATGTAGAACAAAATGTCGCGGTTGCAAAGCGCCCAGAGATCAGCCTGCACCTCGATGTTTTCCGCAGCCATCTCAAAGATCTGCCGCCTGAACTTAACATTCTCAACCGGATGGGTTGGAACTTTGCTTCCCAAAAGGACTGTCATCGAGCAGCCACCTGTAGGCACGGTACAAAACCATTGGGTCGTCCATGAACTGACCCAGTGCCGCATTGCTGCTGCGTGTCAGCAGCCCCCGCACCCGACCAGTTTTGTGGCAGTGGTCGATACAAGCGTCATCCCTCTCCAGAGGTGTCAGTGTGATCGGGTCCAGCCCCAGTTGCATCTCGTACATCTCCGAGAAGTCCAGCGGCGTCACCCCGTACCTCTGCTGCATCTGCATGATTCGTCTGCATGAGCGGCACTCCGACCGACGGCTCTTCGAGTTCTTGTGGAAGTTTATCTCCGGCAGCGTCTGCTCGCATATCCGGCACTTCTTCGTCTTCCCGTGGCGCATCCAGCATTTGCTCCAATCGGCCTAAGAGTTCAAGACTCCTTACACCATCATCGGAGTAGCGCGCTTCTGCATCCAGTTGCGACTTGGTTGGCATCAACTTTGTCCACATGGTTGCATAGAACGCAGATGCATTTGATGGAGATGATTGTGCCCACTTGAGAAGCCCCACGGCACCCCTCGATGGCACAACCTCCTCCGGTATATCGGCAGGCTGACACGCCGCGTACTCAAACACGAACTGACAAGCCTCGCGTTCAGAGCACCCACCTGTAGGGGCAGCGAGAACAAGACGGCGATATGGGTCGCCACCACTATCAACTTTGGTATCAACAATGAGCAACGCCTTTGTTTCGCACATAGCAGGGGCTTCGCCCTGCTTTTTCAAGTGCTCGCGGATCTCGTTGAATTTTGACCACTTACCCTCACGGATCAAGCGGTCTTTAGTTTCTCTTTGCATCGCGCCTCTTCAGGCTTTTGATCTGCATGATCTGTCTTTCACGATCCTCAGCCTGCTTGCGACTGCGGAACTCACCAAGACGGCGGCTGCCATCTTTGCTAAACAGTACAAACTTTTCTGGACCCTCGCGTTTAATCATTTTCGCTTCCTTCCTGTCCACGGTCTGAGCATGGCTGTGAGAAAGAGTGGCGCTGCAGAGTCGGGCACCACAATGTTGTCATCCAAAGATAACCCAGACATTTGACCAACGCTGGCGGTTTCGTAGAGTCTGGGTGTGAGCGCAGGTACGTTTGGGAACAAATCTGGCAAACTTGTTAGAGTAGGCACTGTATGGATTACAGTAACCCTTTCTTCTGGTTTGTCGTTTGTGTTACTGGGCTGTGCATTTGCTGGATTGGCCTCAACCACCTGTTGTTCAACCAGTGGTGCTGCACTAAACGACGTAATCGAATCCGTGAGAGTGAGCGCTTCGTCCAAGAGTTCTTTGCCAACAAGCGTGCTAAGAACCGTCAGGACAATCGTTAGCCGAGCAGACTTGGCTTCAAGTTGCTTGACCTCCTGCTTGCAGTCGCTGGCGGCTTTTTGCTCTTGCGCTGCGCGTTTCTCGCAGACTGGGCAACTCATGCCCGCCTGCTCGCTGCTTTCTTCTTTGCCATTTTCCAACTGATGCGTGCCGGGCCAGTCTTCTTCTTGGCCGCACTGTTGCACTGCGCCATCGTCGGGCGGCAGGCTGGGTAGCCCGCTCTCTTCTCTCCCTTTCGTCTACCGCAAGGCTTACCAGTCTTGCAGTCTACCCAGCCTTTGCCTTCGTTCTGGCCGAACCACTGCTTAAGCCCGCCACCTGTGTTTGCCATACGGGCCATGTCAAGCCTTTCGGTAGCCGCCGCCGCGTTTCTTGTATTCGCGGACGAGCCAACCATTAGCGTAAGCAGAGGGGTAGACCTTGAACTTGCGCTTGGCTGCTGCCTTGACTGTTGCGTACAACTTTGGGTTGGTGGGCTTGTTAGCCATTAGCCATCAGCCTCTTTCTTTTTTTTCTTTTTTTGCTTCGCAGTAAGTTGCTCCAGCAATTTTTCGCCCCTGATCTTAGTTGAACTAGTAGTGCCGTACCTACTGATATCTTGGGCCTTTTTTCTTTTTATCTCTTCTACTTTGCGTTTGGCCCCTCGCTCAGCATCACGCTTTGCTACGGCACCAGTAGCACTGCTTCTTGCATCAATCCGATTTTGAATTTTCGTTGCCGACTCCACTGTTTGGCCCGTGGCTTTAAGCCTGCCAGCGCGCAGCCTTTCTTTTTTCGCTACTGCTTCTTTTGAGGCTTTGGTTGCTCGGCGCGCTTTGACAGCCTTTTTAAATCGATCAATGAGAGACATATTTAGCCTTTACGCTTTGCTTTTTCTTCGGCGGCTTTTTTGAACCGATCCATCAGTTGGGCCGGCATCTTGCCCTTTTTCTTTTTGTCTTTTTTCATGCTTCCCATGTTGCCTCGGGCCATTGGTATTCTCGCTTTCTTGGCGTTGTTGAATTTGCTCAAGCATCGGGCCTGAGTAGTTTTTGTAGTAACCTCTACCCTCTAATAGTCGGGAGAACTCGTTGAGTTTGCTTAGGCGCTGTACAAAGATCATCGGATAGATCTCATCAATCACCTGTCCCCATTCGGTATTTGCAGCAGCAGGATCTTCCTGTTCCATTTTGCCGGGGACAAATGAGATGAGAACGAGATCACGGCCCACCAGACCGGCATTGAAGGCTTCACAGTATTCCTCAATCTTCGGCCACGACAACTTGGGATCTACGGCAACTATGCGAAGATCGTAACTGTCGGACCAATTGGTTACGATCTGCTGCACCATCTCCGGTCCTCCAATTGTCACCGTCACACGTGCCTCCAGCCAAGCCTTCGCAGCAAACGGGCAGGGCTTGTTGCCGCCGTAGTGCTCACTTGGGACACTCAGATAGCCAAAGATCCAGTTCTGAATCTCCCGCTCCACGTTGTTGATGTTGAACTCTGACATAGCGCTACAGTAGCATCGGGGGCTAGGGCTGGGGCTTACCCAACTTAACAACCCAAAATGCCTCGTATATTTTCTGGGGCTATGTAATATAAAGCACCCCGGGGGGTGTGGATCGCGGGGCGCGTTCCTGCTTGGACCCGTTCGTGCTTAGTCCGATAACATCGCCCCTGCCGCCCCTGCCGCAGCCATTCGGGGGGCGTATCGGCTCGGTTGCGTCCCCCCTGCCCTGCTGCAGCAGCAGCAGCAGCCCAACGTGTGAGCCGCAGCCGCGCCGGGGGCATTCAAGAGACAGCAGCAGGACCAAATCCAACCCCGGCAGCAAGCCCAACCCCGGCAACCATTCCATCGGCAACCCCAACCGCTGCAGCAGTCTTATCGTCGGAAGATTCCAAAATGCGGCCCGGTGGGTGCAATATGCGCCACAGAAACTATTTTGCACAAAATGCCAATTTTGCCCGCATTGTCTCTTGCAAGGGGGCGGATGTGTCGATACACTAGACGCGCCCCTCGGGGTTCTTTGACATCCCAACCCATGACCGGGAAGCATTGTGGCGGCGGCAGGCCGAAAGCCGTTCTTCTGAGCACCTTCTGCAATGCAACCCAAACTTGGGACACCTACCCCCGGGCATCCATTGCAGGATGGTCGGAAGTCGCAGCGGGCGGCAGTCAATAGCACGACAGCCACCGCCAACACGCATAAGTAGTCGAAACGCAAACGTCCGACCGATCCGCCGCTACTCAACATCGGCAGGCACCCTGCAAAGGTGCCGCAGCAGCCGATACGAACAGCGATAGCCAAGGAATCGCCGGAAAGCATTCGAGACCGAAGGCCGCAGGCATGCGCGCCCCATTCGGTCGAGACGATGAAACGCCCCCCGGGGCACGTGTTGGAATCCGCTGTGACGGGGGAAAGCGCTTGCCGTTGGAATGCGGCACGGTGCACCGAATGCCGGATACGTCCGGGGCATTCGGAGCCGACACAAGAGAAAGCGCTGCAGCAGGACGGCACCACCCGATGCCCCGTAAACGCTGTAATTCGGAGACCGGATACTCAACCAACCAACCAACACCGCCGCCCCTTACCGGGGGCGGTTGGCTTTCCCCCTGCAATGCCGCAGGGGCAACCCTTGAGGGATTTAAACATGACTCGAAAAGACTTCCAACTGATCGCCGACGCTATCGCAGACGCTACACCGCTCATCGACATTGCCACCGACCCGATCGACGGTCGCACGATGGGCATGATGGCAACGTGGGTGGGTGCGGTGAACCGTATGGGGCGGCACCTGCAGAAGACCAACCCGCGCTTCGACTTGGACCGATTCTACAAAGCGTGCATGGTTAACGCTTCTTGGTGCGATCTCTACGTACTCTCTGCAGAATTCGGGCGGGTCGAATTTCGGCCCTCTCACGATCCCGTGCAGGCTTGACCACCCAACCCCACCCGCAGCCCTTACCGGGGCTGCAGGGCTTTCACTGTCACGTGTTGACAGTTTGCAGCAGCGGCTGCTTGCACCGTGCAGGCAATGCTGCTAAGATTCGCAAGCCGGGCTAGTCCGGCAGTATTTCAAAGGAGGGCAACATGCCCAAGATTCGCAAAAAATCAACCGCCTCTTATCGTGCAGACGTTCGCAGCCTGCCGGGGTATCAAGGCACAATGTGGAATCTGCTTCGCCGTGCAGAGTGTGAGATTGCAATACAAGCAGTTGGCTACGGGGCGCACCCCAAGGACGGCCTTCTTGAGCGTATCATCATGTCCAGACCGTTGGGCTACTGGCCTAAAGACTTGACTTCGGGTGTCGGTTCTACTGCAGGCACCAAGCCCATCCCCGGCAATGTGCCCACCCCGGAGCAGCAGGCTTGGGTTGCTGAAATGAGGGATGCAAACACGACAAGCGAGGTTCTGCAGTGTTTGCAGGCTGCGGGCATGTGCGACTCACGACTCGACGATATCGCTGCCGCAGGGTCCACCCGATCAATCGGCTCGGGCGCGTCGAACAACGTGCAGCAGGGCGAATGCGGCGGTTCATCCGAGCCAGAATCTGCACCGGCTCCCGGCAATGGTGAGGGTGGCGGCGAGCCGACATCCGAGAAAATGCTTGAGGCCGAGCAGAAGCGCACCTACGCAGCCGAGCGGCGTGAGAATGCAGCCGCAGCACGTGCAGCAGCAGCCGCTGCCATTGAGCAGGGCAACATGGCTGAAGCAGCCGAGCAGGCCAATAACGCAATGCGCGAAGAAAGAAGCGCCGAGCACCTTGAGCGGAGCGCCAAGGATCTTGAGGCAGAGGCCAAGGCCGAAGCAGAAGCAGAAGCAGCAGCAGCAGCCGAAGCAGCAGCAGCCGAGCAGCGCGCTGCGGCTGCAGCCAAGACGGGTTGGCTTGCTGTTCTGCAGGACGCGCGCAAGCGTTGCCAGCAAGACCCAGACGGTGGTCGGCTCATTAGCACCGGCCATATGTCTGCGGTGCCGCCATGGGTGTCCAATGGTGCGACACGTGCACAAGTCATAGACGCATTCACGCAGTCGTGGGAGCCGGAGGAGATTGCCAAGATCTTCGGCCACGTGGAGGAGGGGCAAGAGGTTGCCCAACGCCGCCGCGATGGCGACCCCATCGACGCTGTGATGGCGTGGGATGCCGACATTGCTGCGGCTGTTGAGGCATGCCCTAACCACCTCATGGACTTCCCCAATGAGCAGTTGCCCGCGATGCTT